TTAAGCTTAGTATGATCAGCATCAGTAAATACATTACTATCGCTGGCATTTTCTACAAGGGTTCTTATTTCTGCGGCGGTTTGGTCTGCTGTAGCAGCTGTTTCAATACCGTCTAATTTTGTACCATCATTTGCTACGTCTCTTCCATCAACAGTTCCTGAGACGGTTATATTTCCTGTTACTCCTAAGTTACCAGTAGCACCAGTTCCAGTAGTAACGATGTTTTGCGAACCAAAGTTTGGAGAAACTTTAGTTCCCGTTATTGCAGCTGAAGCATTTATGTCAGCATCTACAATAGTCCCGTTTTCAATTTTTGAACTATTAACCGCTCCTTCTTTAATATCAGAAGTTCGTATTAATTGAGATTGTGCTTCTTGAGTTGAATATAAAACCTGTGTTTGGTTATTATTTAAATCAACAGCACGAATTGAAGATCCTGCTGCATAAGTTGCTTGAGCAGTGTCAACATTAGTATTTCTATAAATATGTATTACAACACCGCTCGCTGGAGCTGAGTTAAAAACAATATTTGTATTAGAAATGGTGTAGTCATTATTTGTTTGACCACTTGAGTTTTCAGTTTTTAAAACGTTGTCAAGTTCTACTTTGACATCGCTATTTGCTAAATATGGAAATGTAAAGGCAAAACTCGTTGTGGAGTTATTGCCTGTATAAAAATGTTCAGTTGTCGCCATTTGTTATTACAAACGTTTTGTTGTTTAGGTGGCGAGTGGATTTATCTGTAAGGCAGTACTACTCCATATGGATTTGTAATATCTGCTGTCTCTTTAAATGATCTATTGTTTTGTATATTTAATCTTCTTTTTTCTGCATATAATTCTTGAGCTTCTGGATCATTTCTAATCTGTGCCCATGCTATAGCTCTGGCATCTGCAAACATTCTGGCTATAAGTTTATTATGTAAATAAGCTGTCATCGGATTCATTTCCCTTCTACCAGAATTTCGATCTCGATGCATTTCTTTAATAGATGCAAGAACTTTAGGGTTCTTAGCTAATTTATTTAATTTAGCTTCTAAGTTTTGATCACCTATAGCTTTCTGCAACATGGATCTCAAACGTGGAGATTTACTTAGATCTAGTCCATCAGGTGAACTATAAGCTGACATTCTCATGTCATAACCACTTTCAAATAAAAGTTTTCTACCAGCACCTTGATCTAGATTAAATTGAACAGGACTAAACATATTAAACATACGAGTAGGAAAATCCCAATCTCTAATTGGTTTACCATTTAACATGTCATGTTTAGTAGGCAACCCACCTTGAGGATCTAATCCCTCAGCCCATTGGTTTCTATTTCTTATTGATTGCCATATTCCAGAATTAAGTTCTTTCATTCCAGGATTTAGTACCTTACCTAGTTCATTTCTTAGAGATGACATAGGCATAGTGTTGTTAGCTAATCCAGCAATAATTGATTCCCAACTTCCAGGTTTTCCAGCAAATAGATCTACAAACTGTTGCATACCAGCTAAATAAGATTTACTTGATACAGCTTGCATGACTACAACAGCCATTTTCTGTAGGTTATCTTCGGTCCACTCTTCACCCATTAATTGACTGTGATCACCAATATCGGCAACAGTAGAAAGAAGTAAGTTAAATGGTTCAAATGAATCATAACTAACCTGTACTCCACCAATACTTATAGTTCTTGGTTTATATCCAGAATCAATCCATAGTTGTCTTTTCTGTCTGTCAGCTGGTCCGTTACCAGTAAGACCTCCATTCATAAAGTGAATAGCTGCCATTGATATTATTGAACCACCTATTGCTAATCTACCTAACTGTAAAGCTTTAGCATTAGCTAAATCTTCAGCAGATTTAATACCATACTTAGCTACCTCTCCTAAGTTATCAGGAGTAGCAAATCGTATGTCATTAAATTCTTTGACAAATAAATTTATTATTGGAGTATGTTTAGCAGTAAGAGTTAAACCATTTACACCTGTCCTTGCAAATAAGAAGAATGGTTTAGCCCATGGTGCTTTGTCAAACGCATCTTGTAAACCTTTTGAGAATCCTTCTAAGTCAGTTGTAAGAGTAGCTTCTTTCTTTGCATATAAAGTAGCAGCATCTGTGATATTACCGTCAGCATCTGTTATGCCAGCATAGAATTTATTTTCTGCATTTTTTAATAAATCAGGTGTTATTTCTGTAATTTCTCCAGCATCAAATTGATTCATTGCAAAACGCATAGCCTTTTCTTTAGCTCTTGCTCTACCTAATATGAAACCAAAGGTATCATCAGTAGCTTGCATAATCTTTGTGGAATAAGTAAAGAAAGAATTATTGTTTAAAGCTCTAGCCATATTTGCTGTGTAGTATGCAGCTTTATCTCCCCAACTTGCTTCTCCACTATTTTCTATCCAGTCACCAAGTATGTCCCAAGTTTCAGCTTCTTTAGTATATTCAGAATATCTGGTAGTAATATTAGAAACATCTCCTGACCAGTAAGAATTTAATTTACTTTTAAATAATGTCCATGCTTCAGGAATAGTTTCAATCATTGAACTCATCGCAGCGAGAGAAGCACGTTGCGTTGTTCTATCTCCTGATAATGTTGCACCTAATACTTGTGAAAATGGTCTTAAGAACGTAGCTGTTCCTGTACCCATAATCGCTCTTACTGGAGTTTTAGGACCACTAAGAACACTATTAATCATCATGCCCTGTAGTTCTTTAGTTAATACACCAGTCTTTTTACGACCTCCAAAATAACCACCTTTTAAAGTTTTCTTAACCCAGTTATCAAAGTCAGTTAAGTTATGGATTTCATCAGACATAGAGATAACTTCATGGATAGCTCTAAATAAACTACTGTCAGAATCATTACCAGCTGCTTGCATAGCTACACGCCAAGCATTCTTAGTTTCATCAATAAAATTATCAACTTCTATTCTTATATCTTTTGCACCTAATCCTCTAAATTCAGCTGATTGAGTTGCTTTAGATAATTTAATCTGAGTTAAACCAGCAATTATCTTTTCATACATTGCACGAGATGGACCATCAATATCTGCAATATCTGCAATGTCCATTAGTTCTCTACTTGCAATGCCTAAATCTCTAATTTCTCTCATAAGAGATCCAACAATTAAATCAGCAGCTACTACGTTTGCAGATTTCCAAACTTCTCTACCATCAATACGGTTCATGTCAACATTAAATTGTCTCCAAAATTCCTCTGTGGTTAAATCAGTTGCATTCCTACCTTCAAGCATTTCTCTAGCTTTTTCAGCTGCATAACCCCATTTCTCTGCAAGAGAAGTTCCTTCTTTTTTAGCTATTGCAATTTCAGCCTGAATCCTATCGTCAGACATAAATTGTTGAAGAACTCTTTCAACCTCTTTTTGTGCCATTTCAGCACTCATTGCAGTTCTTTCTATTTGTACTGGTGTATGTAATGAATCTGTTGAACCATTACGTGAACCATAATCAGTAACAATTTTTCTACGTTGATAATAAACATCACCAGCTTTACCAGTAGATGTAGGAGAAGCTTGCCAAGAATCAGTTAATGGTTTGTTTTTATAACCACCGAATTGATCAGGTCTTAAAGACTGAGCTTGTAGTTGTGCTTTTTCACTTATCTGTGCATTAACGTTTTCCTCTCTTCTTATTGCTCTATTAAATGCATCTTCACTTCCATCTTCTATTATTGTTCCACTAGGTAACTGTCTAGATTCAGGAATATATTCACCTTTAGGTGTTTTAAATTTCTTTACACCTTTACCTAATACAATTGCAACTCCATCAAATAAAGCTCCAATTCCCATACCTTCTACAACATTCTTTAATGTCTTCATAAGAGGATGGTCTTCTTCTTTAGTAGAAAGTGGAGTATCAATAAAGTTATAACGGTCTCTCAAAATAGCTAGACCATTATCTTCTTGTGAATATTTAGATATAATATCTGAAGTTGCACCAATAGCAGCACCTCTTAGTAATGAACCTCCAACACCACCGATAGCAGTACCGACAGCACCTAAGCCAGCAGCTTTGAGAGCTACTAAACTTGCTGGAACTAAAGTACCAAAGTGGACAAGACTCCGTAGAGCACCTCCCCACCATGTTTTAGTTTCTATTGGATTCGCATCATCAACAAACCAGTCATCCCATTCAGCTTTATAACCTTCGTCAGTTTGACCTTCTTCTTCCATTTCACCACTGAACATATCAATGGCTCTTTCTGGAAGAGTTACGATAGATGATGCTGTATCTTGAATACCACCACCTATCGCTGATTGTATTTCTTTAGCAAAACCTCTAGCACCACCACCGTCTTCCTCATTTCTGGGGTCTTTTTGTTCGAGGATTGCTTGCTCTTGTTGACGTTGTAATTCGAGATTTCGCTGCTCTATTAAAACTCGGTTTTTTTCTTCTTCTTCGATTTCGGTTTGTAACTCAAGCGCGGCATCTTTTAGAGCCTGAGTGTCAATATCAACCTGAAAATAATCAGTTTCAGAACTCATAATTTACCTTAGTAATTTTATTTTTTGTTTGCTTGTTTCTTAATCAAGTCTTCTTCTTCTTTGATTTTGCTTAGTGTATGAGGACCTTGGTACTCTTCTGCAAATCTTCCTTTCTTTTGACTAAATATCCATTCTTTACCATCCCAAACAACATAAGGCTTAGTGTCTTTACCTGTTAAATCAAATGCTGGACCAACATTTTTATTGGTGACTTTATACCAATCTCCAGGTCTTGGACCTCCTTCTTCTGCGGTATTAACAGGTTTATCTCTACCAAAGAAGGTTGTAGTTAAGTCATTACTTCTACCTTCAAATGGTTTGAAGTAACCATCTCTATCTTTGTACTCATCAATGTCACCCATCCATTCGTTACCAAGCCTACCCAAGTTAAACCAGCTATTACCTTTTTTAACCCAACCTTTCTTAGAACTATATACCCAGTTCTTACCATCGAATACAGCATAACCAATTCGAGTAGCTCCAGGAAGTTCTTTCCAATCACCTTTTTGTGGTTCATATTTACCTAGTACGTGAGGCTCTGGTAGATCTTTTCCATACTGTTCTTTGAATATAAATTTACTTACATCTGGATGAACCACTGATAATTCATTCCAAGTAATAACTCCTTCTCCTTCTCCACTATCTTCTATAAATGCTAAGAATTTAGCTCTGGCTAATTTAGCTTGTGTTGGATACTTACTTAGTAATTTCTTTTGATCTTCAGTTAACTCTTCATAAGCTAATTCAATTTCAGATTTAACATATTTTTTCTCCTTTGCTTTATACTCAGAACCTTCTTTTTCAGCTTGAAGCTTACCAGCCTCTTCTAATTTTCTTGCAGCAGTGACTTGATTAGCTTGAAGTAGAGCGGCAGGGATACCTGTCCTTTCTGAAAGTTGTTTAAAAGCTGTAAGTACTGTTTTAGATCCAAATGGTAAATCCATTGCAGCTTTAACATCTTCTTCAAATCCTGGAATTATTTGGGTAGTAAGATGATTTTTATCCAATGCAAGATATTGCAGAGCACTATCCATTTTTAATCTATTGGTTGTAAACTCTCCCCAAGTATCAAAGTTACCAGCTATTGCCTTTGCATATAACTGTTTCATAGTTTCAGCATGAGCTACAGCCTCACGAGACAATCCTTTCTCTGTATCAGGTTCTGCTATCTTTAAATTCTGTGCATATAAAGATGGATATAAAAGTTCAGCTTGTTGTTTAATAGATAACCACTTTGAAGATTTCTCAGTCTTACCTATAGAATCTTTTTCTACTTCATCAGCCATGGTTTTAATGGCTTCTTTAGACATGGTAGTTATCTGCTTAGTCATACCCATGTTGCTAACAGAGATAGCCTGTGGAAGATATTGTTGCCTTAAAGTAGAGCTTTCTAATTTCATCACATCAGAAACTGTCAATATTCCCAACCTTGCTTTCTTCTCATACAGAGGAATTAGTTGAGCATCATTTTGTGCTTCAGCAGATAAAAGTTTAGTTACCTCTTGTGGTAAACCACCGGTACTAAAGTCAAACCTTGTATCTTCATTTTTATAAATGTAATCAATCAGTTCTTCTTTAGTTGGAACATTTCCATCTTTATAAAGAGTTTCTCTTAGCTTCATTTCATAAGTTTTTTTATAATTATCGTCTCTAGTAGTAATAGCTTCTAAAGCTTTTGTTTTTGATGCTTCAAGTTTTTCTAACCATTGCTTGACTTGTATATTTGCTTGAACTGATCCACCTAACTTTTCAACAACAGTTTTAGCTATATCTCCTTTAGCTTCAGTTATAGAATATAAGAAACTTTCTGTCACAGCATAAGGCAGTTGGTCTGCCCTATTTAAAGTTGTCATTAAATCTATTTTGTAACGAAGAGCTTCAGCAACATTATTGTTAAATTTCCCTTTGTTTAAATCAGCCCATTTATAAATATCTGCGTTAAAGTTTTCACCTTTAGATGCATTATTAATATATTGTATATCTTCACTTTTGTTGTCTTGTAATTGGTCGCTAAGTATAGACTTTTCTACTTTTGATATAAAAGTTCCTCTTATCTTTTCAAATTCATCCTTACCGAAAAAATCAATATATTTACTATTAAAACCAGCTGCAATTAAATTCTTTTTTTTAGCTGCTACAAACCTATTAAAAAAATCATTAGCTTCATCAAGATCCTTAAATTTTAAAGTTCTATTATTATCAAATATATATTGCTGTAAATCACCCTTCCATGTAACTTTATCAGAATTGAAAACAATATTTCTTTTTTTTCTAGTTCCTATTCCATCAGCTTTTAAAGCGTTAAGAGTCGGAATATCTTTATTCTTATAAGCATCTCCAACCATTTCTGAGTGAAGTTTCTCACCTTCATCAAGATATTTTTGTAGTGCTTCATATGTCTCATACTCTTTAGTTCCTTTTTTCCAAGGATTTTCCTCAGCAGCATCTTTATTGTATTTATCCCAAGCCATTTTATTTGCAAGTTTCTTGGCTTTAGGAAGTAAAGGAATTAATTTATTAAGTATATCTAAAGGTAATTCAGCATTCTTTTTACGAACTTCATCATTTAACCTTTCTAACTCTTCACGTCTGTCATAACTTTCATTGACTGGACCATAAGTTTCTCCTAGTGCAGATGCATAATCAGGAGATGGATTAAAAATAAAACTGTCTGTCATTTAACTATCTCCAAATTAACATCAATCATGTCGTAGTACACAGCTAGATATCCATCACGAACAGTCACAGCTTCTGGCTTAACTTTCAATACTTCATCAGCCATAGTTCCTATATATTTCGTAGCGTGACCTATATAATTAAATGTATAGATTCCTAGACCTGATATAGATTCACCAATCTTTTTAATATTTTCTTTTAATCTTCTATCAGATCCTGCTTCAGGACCCCACAAATTAAAGCCACCACTTCCACCAGCAGTAGCAACACTAGCAGCTATAGACAAAGCTTGCATAAATGCTTGTGCTCCAACATTCTGCATAACAGGTTGTGGTGGTGCAACGGTTTCTATTGGTTGGAATGCAACATTAGCAAATGCTTGATCTTGCATTTGTTTAAATTTAGATATCTCTGCTGAACTTCTAAGTGCTAATTCTCTATCATTTAAGGTTAATCTTCTAGCAATTTCTGAAACATCTCTACCATATTTGGCATATTCCATAGTTGCTAATCTCCTTAAGGATTGACCAGTTTGACCTGATGCAGCTAATTTTCCATACTTAGTATCCTTTAAAAGATTATTAAAAAGTTCTTGGTATTTTAATTGAGCTTCACCTCTAGCACGGTCCATACCTTCTTGCTGCCTAACTTTAGATTGAGCTTTAGCTAAGTTGGCATTTTGTACGTCTTCATTATATTTAACTTTTTTAGCATTATAAATGGATATGGTTTGCATCCATTGACGCTCTCTTCTTTCATTCTCGTATTTGTATCTTCTACGAGCATTTTCATTGGCTGCTGCTGCACCCGCTCCTAAACACACGGCAAAACTCCATAAAGGGTAATTGATTAGGTCCGTGTTTTAATTCCCTTAAAAATTTGAACCCTAGGAATCTGAGTAGTTTTATATGAACTCTGTTTCGTTTATCAACGATGTTCCAGAGCAACTTCTCTTGTCTACTTTCCACATATTTTTTGGCATTTCTTACAAACCATTGTGGGTATTTATAAATAACTGGTGTACATAGCATCCAGATTCTGCCTTCTTCTTGTACTCCAGCTACTCCAGCTATCTCACCGTTGGGAGCTGTGAAATAAACGCTGTCACCATAATTGGCACAGTCGGGTATTGCCACGACAGGATCATGTCCATGACCCTCCTCAACTTCTCTACGGTCATCTGGTAAAAGATTAGAAGCCACAGCAAGTGCAGCCTCTAATGTTATTGGGTGAATAAATTTAGACACGTCTATAAAATCTATTTGTAAAGTCTCCTTCCCATGCCAATGAATACAGTGTGGCTGGTGCAGGATGTTCTGATTTAACGTTTACTGTTAAGTTTGTATTTCTCTCATAACAAGGAACTGTCTCGATAACTTCTGACACAATAGGTAATCTATTTGCACCTACAAAACCAGCAAGTCCTAATTCCTTTGTATCTGTAAAATCGGGTTTACCATCTCTTTGTATAGTTGTTGAATAAACTCCGAGTGGTCCAAAGCTAAACTTTATTCTATGTACAATTAATGATGATTTAGCATCAGATCTAAATTTATCTCCTACTTGTTGAGTTACATATAAGGTTGGAATTTGTACATCCATTTCATATAAATAACCTATTACAAAAGTATTATTGGACCAATCTCCTGGAATTTCTAAATTAGATCCAGCTACTGTTATCAATGCATATCTTCCTAAATCATTACCAGCATCAGTGTCATAAGCAACTAGTTGTTTAGTACTTTCAAATCCATTAGGTTTAGGAATTGTAGTTTTAATAGTTGTAGCGTTATACGTATTCGCTGCGGCTGTAACTGATTTAGAATGATCTAAATGAACTCTATAAATAACATCATCATCGGTACTAGCAGTATCTTTAGTATCAGTAACGAAGTGTCCATTATCATCTAGTTTTAAAGAATATCTAATGATTTGATCTTTATTATTATTACGAGTAACAACGTATAAAGCATCATCCAACATGCAGTGATATTGAATATTTCCTGTTACTGTCCATGTAGTCCAAGCTTGTAATAGTCTTCTATCTCCAGCATTAAAATATCTAAAACAATAGATTTTATCAGTATTCTTTTTACTGAAAAATACGACAGAGTTCTCTCTAGATACTGAAACAATCTCTATATCTTTATCTAATAATCTAGAAATAACTTTACTTTGATCAATAACATCTGGTTCTCCTTGCCTCACAACATTAGACATTTCAAAGAAACGTGTATATTGATTAGCATTATCAATGAATGCAACTGTTGTACCTAGTGATACAGGATTAGTTTTTTCATTAAAGTTAAAAGAAGATACTGCATTTAATTTCGCAGTTTCTGGACTTAAGACATCACTATCTGTAGTCAGCATAAATTGCTGATTCTTAGTAAATAATAATAATCCAGCATTAACTTGAATACCGTCATATACGACAGCCGGATATTCAGAACTACAAGAGAGATCAATAACATCTTGAGGTGTGAATGTAGTAGCAGTCTTAGACCAGAAGTTAAAAAACTCTCCAGGTCTTGACATGATTACGTTTTCATCACTTAGGAAAACTAATCTATTTCTAAAGAAAACTAATTGATTAATTTTATTACCTACAAATGAAGGCTCAGGGTTAGTTAAAGTATCTCCAACTAGAGCATTTTCCCAAGTAACTTGTGAAACAGTAAATGTTCCATTAGCTTGCCTGACTAATTGAATAGGCATAGTGCCTTTATCAAACTCTACATTCCTGCCAGGTTTTGCACATTCTTCCCATACTCCGTCTCCATCCCTATTGTTATGACCATAGAATTTAACGTAATAGTCATCAGCTTCAGCCTCACTATTAGCTACCTTTACAACATATCCATGTTTACATTGAGCTGGTAAATCATCTACATTCTTCACCTGATTAGACATTACTCTAAGCAAGTCACTTGAAGGTGCAGTTATATTAAATGTACCTTGGGCTGTAGGACGGCTTATATATAAACCAGTACCTATTTGTTTAACTTCATATCCATTAGAAGGATCATCTCTAAATTGATATAAGCTATTTGTTCCATTGTAGTTAGTTCCTAATATACCTTTTCTTATATCTCCAAGAATACTTGTAGCAGTTATTGCTGTTTCAGTATCAAAGGGTGTTGGGTTAGGTCGTACTAAACCTAAATTAGATTGAATATTTGTAGTACTTATAGATTCAACAGTAACTTTGTAGTATGCATCCTGCATCCAAACATGAAAATAATCACCTTCCTGCCATTCAGAACCTCCATAAAGAAGGTCAAAAGTAGTAGTGTATCTTGCTTGATATGTAGTTTCTTGATTATTACCTGAACCAGTGGTATAAGGTACTGATTGTCCTATAGTTCTAATACGAAAATAAAGGTTCTTACCTCTGTTAACGGAAGAATCACTAGAATTTTTTACATCAATAGTGTACGTGTGGTTTCCAGATATTGCTTCATCTGTAAGACTTCCTCCATCAGTAACATCGAATATTCGACTTGCTACGTTTGGTGCAAATGCATCTCTACCATCTCCAGCAGTATCATCACATCTAGTAGCATCAGAAAGTCTTTGTGATCTACTTCTTAATGAACCATCAGTATGACAATAATTATTACTTGATTTAACTAAATCAACCCTTATCCTTGTAGCTGTATTAATGGCAGTAGTGGTTGTATCATCAAATAAATTAACGGCATATTGTCTTGCATAAGATGTAGCTTTTAAATCTACAAAAACTTCAGGAGGTCTAACAGGTTCAATAGTGTTAGACATTGCTACTGTCTTAGTTCTATTAGTTATGAAAGTAAAGTCGTTAAGAGTTAAGGTCTGTATATCTTCATCATCAGTATGGGTTAAATATGTAGCTAACGCACTTGCTGTACCAGAGTCATAGTTAACAGTCATAGCTGCACCATCACTACATCTCCACATATTTATATCGCCTGATCTAGAGATTTGTCCTATATAACTTTCATCTTCATCTCGGTAATAAGAAAACCATTTACCGTTAGTTTGTGAGTTTAAAGCTGAAGTCCCATTATCACTAATGGATGCTACTAATTGACCTCCTGGACGTTTTAATAAACCATGTGTTACGTCAGGTATTACATTATTAGCAACACTAACTTGTCCAGGAATCTTCAGTTCATCTGGCTGTTGAGATAAACCTCCAGTCAGCGTAGGTATAGTTTGAGTAACACTTGCCATTATCTTTGTAGTGCTTTGTAAGGTTGATAAGGTCTATATGAAGATTCATGCGGCCAGCCCATAAAGGAATGATCACCTTGATTGCATTCATATTCGATTACATTTGCCCTAGCAGATTGTTCTTGTACAAGTAATAGTGAGACTAATTCTCGATTGGCAACAAGCTGAGTAGCTGCACGTACAGCAGCTTTAGAGATTATGTATCTTTGGAATATTGGTGGGACATCTTCAAATGGATAGAGAGTAACGATGTCAAGATAAAGATCATCATCAAATTGATCTGTATGGTTTACCTTGTCGTATAGTCTTCCATTTCTTTTTACTAGATCTCTAGACTTATCTATATGTTTTTCATGTAAATCATAACGGAGATAATTACTAGGGATAGTTATATATTTAGTAGTTGCATCAGGAGTTACAAGAACATGGTCTTCAGTATTGAAGTGCCATCCTTCTCCCTGTACATCTTTATTAGATTCAACTAATAAGTTATAAACAAATGCAGTTTCTGGATTATTGTAATTGAGCGTAGTCAGGGGTGATTGACCTATGCTACCCAAAATTGAGTTAACTGCGGATAGTTCGGTATCGGGTTGTATTGTTGTGGTAGCCATAGATAAAAAAAAGGGACCCGAAGGTCCCGTAAAAAACATATTTAGAATGCAGAAGGAGCAGAAGTTCCAACGTACAATTCAACAGCAGCAGCTGGGTTTAGGTAATCTGCACCCATAGCCATGCGACCTAAGATCACATCACCTTGGTAGATTACAGAAACATCACCATTAGTTACTTGAACTTGTGGTCCGATTGCTTCAACAACTCCAGCAGCTTCCTTCTGGAATATCAAACCACATGACTTAGCACCTAACTCTGTGTTAGTACCGTAGTCATTGTTGATACCAGTAGAAGCACCTGAAGCGTTCTCAGGTGTAGGTCCAATGAAAGAACCAAGATTTCCAGGAGAAGTCTCACCTGTTGTACCGCCGTAAGCAACACCATACTTGCCAAGGAATGGAATATTCATTGACTTATAGATGTGGATACCAGCGATTTCTACAACACCCTTACCAGACTGTAAGCCTTGACCTTGAACATCTCTGTTGATTAGTCCATTGTCGCCTACTTGTTGGATTAAGGAGTAGTACTGACGTGGGTTAAGAACCGCACATCTTCCTTGTGAACTTACACCTTTCTCATCCATTGCAGCAGCAGCGTCAAAGAAAGCATTTACTAGGTTAGTAGCAGAGTAAGCATCAGAGTCATTGGTTGTAGATCCAACTCTGATTTGTGTACCGCCAGGTTCTACGAAGTTTGTTGCAGAAACTGGTGATGCAGATCTAGCTCCACGTGTAATAGCACGGAA